CTTCTGTCTTTCTTTCTGCTACTTTAGTAATAGAGTCAGGAGATGCACCTAGTTCAGTTAAGTTCTTCATAAGAATACCATACATCTTAGATGGGTCAGACATATCTCCACCTAACTGTTCTTGTGTCATTTGTAATGCTTCTTCTGCAAGAGCCTTCTCTTTTAAGATAGGGTTATCATTATTAAATAATCCTCTTAACATCTTATTGAATCCCATACCTACTGCACCATAACCTTTAGGCATGTTATTACCAAACATGTAGTCTTCTCTTTGTCCAGCTACATCTCTAGCTAAAAGCTTTTCATCAAAATTAAATAATCCTTCTACTGTTGCCATCTCTTTCTCCTATGAATAATTTGCAGACATTGTTGCTGGCATTCCTGGAGTCCATCCACCATATCCTGCACTAGAAGTTCCTCCACCCATTAAATTACTAAATGTACCACTAGGTATAGCTTGAGCCCCTGCACCTAATAAATTTGTAAACATACCTGCTCCTGCTAAATCACTACCTAGTCTAGCTTGTGCTCCCATACCATACATCTGAGCCATAGCTTGATTACCTGATTGAGCAGCACTACCAAGAGATTGACCCATGTTTAATGGTACTTGTCCCATCTTCTCAATATCACTACCATAAGCAAACATCTTATACATATCATTATAAGGGTCAAGTCTCATATTATTACCCATACCATAATAACCCATACCTGTTTGCATATCATTCAGTCTTTCTTGTCTAGCTCTAGACTGTGCATCAAATGCCATTTGGTTATCTTCTCTATTCATAGCAGTTAGATACTCCATTCTTTCAGGGTTCAAGTATCCTCCTCCTTCATAAGCTACAGTACCTTGTCCCATACGTCCACTAGCAAAGAGGTTGTTAGCTAGTCTCTGTTCATTCTGAGCTCTTCCAGGTTGCATAAGACTCTGCATATCAGTGTAGTACTTACCAGCATCTTTAGAGATATCTCTATTATATGCTTCATCAAACATAGTCCTACCAGCATTCTTAATATAGTTACCATCATCTATACCAGCTTGGTCTGGACCAGCTAATGCTTGATTCATAAACACATCTCTAAGTTGAGTTAACTCAGGACTTAGATTATAACTTGCTGTATTGTTTTGATAGTCAAAGTTAGCATCTCCAAAGTAAGAACCAGAGACATCCCAGGGCATGTACTGTGCCTTGTCTCCTGCCTCCCTCATTGCAGCTGCTGCTCTTTTCCCTGCCTTGTCAGTTCCTGTTATTTTTCCTACAATTGAACCCATTATTTCACCTCTTTTTCAAAAATGTATCCTACTAATTTAAAATTATACTTCTTTACAAATGCTTTATAACTCTTTCTAGTTGTACCACCTAATATAGTTTTACATCCTAATTGCTTTGCTAACTCATTCATGTACTCATCCCAGTACTTTCCATCACCATAGACATTGATACATACAAACTTATCTCCATCTATCTTCCAACTCATGAACCCATGTTCATTTTCAATCAGGTTTGTTTCATCTACATATTCACTTCTACTCTTTTCTAAAAACCTTGCTACACTCTCTTTATCCAATATATCTCCTAAGTTTTCATAATAAATGCTAATGCAAAGTATGGAGGTAAATTAGCATTAGTTGCACTTGCACCTGAAGTTGATGTATTTCCAGAAACTGAATGACTGTGGTCTGGAGCAGAATTACTTTTACCCCTATTAGCTGTACCACTTGAAGAACCACCCCTGTAATCAGAGTTTCCTAAACCACCTGCTGATGCCCATGTCATTGCTGAATTAGAATTAAAAGATGGATTTGATGAAGTACTAGAAGATACTACAAAATGAGTATGACTCCCTGCACTACTTGTAGTATCGCTAAAACTATGGTTGTGAGATGGTAAAGTAGCATCAGCACTACCACCAGTATCTTCAGGATTATATGTACTACCTGCACCCATAATAAATTTATCTGTTAAATCAGGAGTACTATTATCACCATCACATAGTACATAACCTAAAGGTATAGTTGCTACACTACCTGACCACATAACTATCATACCTGTTAAAATAGCATTTTGTGCTACAAATGCAGTAGTAGCTATTTGTGTTGTACTTGTTCCTGCAGAAGCAGTAGGAGCAGTAGGTACACCAGTAAATGCTGGTGAGACTATATTAGCTTTACTTGCTACAGCAGTAACTAAGTTATTAAATTCAATATCAAACTCCGAACCTCTAATAATCTTATCATTATCTGTATCTGGTAAAGAGTCCTTTCTTAAAAAGTTTGTTGTTTTTACATAATTACTCATTAGCTTCTCTTCCCTGTTTTTAAAAATATATCAATCTTTTGAACACTGATTAGTTCATCACGAATAGTAGCATCTAAACCAAAGTAAAACGATTCACCACTACCTCCTAAAGGTATTCTTACTCTATGTATACCTATACCTACTGAAGCATACTTACTTACTCCATATAAAGATGTAGGAGCTGAATACATTGGATATATTCCTGTACCTAAATCTCTATCTACTACAACCTTTCTTGGATTCCTTGAATAATCATAACCATACTTCATAACAAAGTCTTGTTGTTTAGCACCTTCAATAGTCAATGTTGCTCTTTTAGCAATTTTCGTAAGTATCTGTCCTTGTCCACCTAAGTCAGAACTAGCTGACTTATAGTTCATATCAAATGTAGTATCTCTGTCTTGTAGTCCTGTATACTGAGCTACTCCACTAGTAACACCTATAAGTAATTCATACTTTTCTCTATCATCAAAATAACAATTAAATAATTCACCACTGTTTAATGACCATGTTGTACACCTAGCACTTCCATTCTCTAAAGGCATCCTTAAATCTAGGTAGATTATCTTTTTGTTTAAAGGTAATGTAACTACATAAAATGCATCATCTTCACAATATCCAGCTCTTATATTTTCTGTATTAGTTTCATAATCTAACCATCCTTGTAACTCATCTCTAATGTTTAGAGTAAGTTCTCTCATTGGCATAGACTTCTCTTGCACAGTTCTAGTAAAACTTCTAACACCTGCCTTAGACATAAAGATTAAATCCGTACCAGTGGCTTTTATGGAGTCCCTAGATAGACATCCTACACCAGTAATAACATCTTCTAATGACATAGTCTCAGGATTATCTACTCCTTTATAAATAACTATGTTATCTTTACAAAATATAACTAAAAAGTTATTGTGTTGTGCTAATCCTACAATAACATCATTGTTACCTACAACAGAACTAATGTCAAGTATACCAGCATTGTCACTGCTAAAGTTAGTAGGGTCTAATAAATCACTATAAAATATAGTAAATGGATTCTCTGATATACCTGCTGTCCATATTCTACCATATGCAGATAGACAACAGTCAGGGTCAAAGTTAGTTACTCCTAATGGAGTATCTGTAATCTTTTCCCATTTTGTTTCTAACCCTGTTACACTAAATGCTAATGCAGGATTTTTGTTCTGTGTAGCTATTGTCCATATTTTTGCATTAGAACCTGCACCTTCAGGTAGTGTTTGCATTTGCCATCTACTACCTTCAATAATTACACCAGCTGGAGATATATCAACTAACTCAGATAAGAAGTTTCTAGTATCAGCTTCTATACCTGTAAACATTTTATTATTACCATTAGCTAGATAATAGCTTCTTCCATCTATTAAATCGTGTCTCCAAATAGAATCAATATAGTTATTTTCTAAATCATCATTGTAATTGTTTACTAGTTTATGACCTTTACGACTAGTCATTCTACCACCTCTATCTATAACTATATTATCAGCTTGTGTTGCATAACCACTAGCTAACCCTACTTGAGAGTCTTGTGTATTAAGACCTAAGAATCCCGGTGCTAATAAACTAACTGATTCTAAATTACCTGTAGGCATTAAACACCTCTCCAAATAGTTTCCATAGGTTTCCTACTAGCTTCCATAGACACATAGTCTGCTAGTAATGATTGATATCTTTGTTGTTGGTTACTAGTACCACCATCTTCACCTCTTTCCTCGATAGCTCTAGCTACTGTATTTTCTATAACTAACAGATGAGGTACTAATAATCTATCACCTTCTTCTTTTAAATCCTTTTGAGGACATGTCATATTAAATCTTAAGTGTTCTTCTGCTTCTGGTTTAGGATATACATCTACTCCTAAATTTCCTTCAGGACTAATACCATTCCAAGCAAACCAATATGGAGAACCTGAAGCAACATCATCAGGAGCATAGGCTCTATCCATCCATTCTGTTGTTCTAGAGTTTAACCAGTTCTTATTAGTATAATTGTATACATCAAGAGTTCTAGCACTTGTATCTGTATCTAACAGTTCATAATGAAATACTCCAGGTTTAGTTATTACCTGTACAGTTTTTCTAAGAGCTTCCCAGTTAAATACATTTTCTACATCTCTTTTAGCTATATTAACTAATTGACCTATTAATGAAGAATACTCATTCTCATTAACAGCTTCAACTGTTTCTTCTCTTAATCGTACTAGTACGCTATTTACTATCTC